CAAATCGGCGTACAAACCCCCAGAATTCACACGCCACTGAACGATTTGCCCTCACGCGGGGGTGAATTGATCGATCTGGCGACCAGTCTGGGCATTGATCTCATGGAATGGCAGAAATTTGCGCTGATTCACACGCACAAAGTTAAGCCAGACGGCAGGTGGTCGACCCCCGTGAATTGCGTTGTCGTAGCCAGGCAAAACGGAAAATCGTTTTTGCAGCTCATCAGAATTCTAGGTGGCCTATTCCTATGGGACGAAAATTTGCAGATTGGTTCAGCCCACCGCCTATCCACGTCGCTAGAACAATTCCGGGCAATGGTTCAGATCATTGAAAAAAATGAATCGCTTGCAAAACAGGTAAAGAAAATTCGTTGGCAACATGGCGGTGAAGAAATCGAAACCATTACGGGAAATCGGTTTATTGTGCGGGCTGGTGGTTCGGCAGCTCGTGGTGTTTCCAGGCCATCAACAATCCACCTGGACGAATTACGCGAAATGACCGACATTGAATCATTTGCTTCACTGCGCTACACCCTTATGGCTGCCACCAACCCAATGGTCATGGCCTACACAAATGCTGGTGATTCTTCGTCGGTTGTGCTGAACCAATTTCGAGATCGGGCGTTGGCTTCGATCGCTGGGGTCGAAGATGACATTGGTTATTTCGAATGGTCAGCGCCAACGGACGAAATCAGCGTAGAAAACGCAAGGCACGCCAACCCGTCAATGGGCAGACTTATCCACGCCGATAATATCAAATCGGTTCTTAACGATCCCCCTGACGTGGTAATGACTGAAGTTTTGTGTCGTTGGGTTGTGGCGATCAATAGCGCGGTGGACGCCGCTTCCTGGGGTAATTGCCTGGACAAGTCCATTGACCTGGACATTGACAAATTGACCTGGCTGGCGATCGATCTTAGCCCAGACAGAAAACACGCCAGTTTGGTTGGTGCTCAGAAAATCGGCAATGAACAATTTGTGGTCAAGTTGCTACACACTTGGCAAAACGATCTGCAATTAGACGACAAAGCAATTGCCAACGACCTGGCAGATTACGCCCGCAAATATCCAACCGAATACGTTCTCTATAGTAGAAAAACCAGCGCAGCGGTGGCCGCGCGCCTGGCACCTGCGGGAATCCCAATTTTCGACATGGACGGGGTGTATCCACAGGCGTGTGACGAAATGCTCAGTGCGATCAATAGCGGTAGGTTGAAGCACAGGGGGCAAAGCCAACTTTCGGAAGAAGTCTTAGCAGCGGTGCAACTTCGACGTGGCGACGGGGGTTGGGTCATTGGAAGGCGGGCGTCACAGTCGGTCGTTTGCGCTGCAGTTGCCGTTGCCCTCGCAACACACTTTGCGACACGCCCAGAGAATGATCTTGACATCATGGTTGGTTGAACTTATAACCCTGCCACAATTAGGGCATGAAATTATTCGATTCATTCACGCGTAAGGCTACGGCTGCCGTTCCAGTCGAAGCCAGCAACGTGGACGCAGCTGCAATTGCGCCGTATTACAGTGAAGTAGGAAATCTATTCCTATTTGGCGGCGTAATTACGGCTTCGCGTGCAGAAGCAATGAGCGTTCCTACATGCGCCCGCGCGCTGGGAATTATTCAGACCGTTGCTTCACTTCCAATGCACACACGCAATGAAGCCACTGGCGAAAAGGTCACACAACCGCGTGTGATCAATCAACCCGACCCACGCATTCCAGGAACAACATTCTGGTCATGGATTATTTCAGATTTGTTCTTTTTTCCAAACGCGTACGCATACGTTATGGAACGTTACGCAGACACGGGCAAAATTCGTGCAATGGAGCGAATCGCACCCGAGCGCGTAACCATTCAAACAAACGGCATGGGTTATGAAATTGTTTCTTATCAAATTGACGGTGCTTACGTCGACCCAACAAACCTAGTTGTTTTCCAGGGTACGCAAGAAGGTTTGCTCAGTCGCGCAGGTCGCACAATCAAAGCAGCGGCCGCGCTAGAACGCGCAGCAATGAATTTTGCAGTCGAACCAATTCCACAAATGGTTTTGAAATCCAATGGCACATCATTGCCAGCAGATCGCGTTTCAAAATTGCTCACCGCCTGGCGTACTGCGCGAGCGAACAAGTCAACTGCATTTTTGAATGCTGACGTCACATTGGAAACATTGGGTTATGACCCAAAGAATTTGCAGCTAAACGAAGCCCGGAACTATGTCGCACTAGAACTTTCACGCGCTTGTGGATTACCTGCTTATTTCACTGATTCCCAGCAATCAAGTTTTACCTACTCAAACGCCTTAGACAAAAGGCGCGATCTCGTGGATTTCGCATTTAGAAATTACATGTCGATCATTGAACAACGTTTATCGTTTGCAGATTTTACGCCCGCAGGCAATCGCGTTTCATTTGACCTTGATGATTTCTTGCGTGGCAATCCTTACGAGCGTGCCCAGGTTTACGAAATCTTAAATCGAATCGGCGCAATGTCGGTCGAAGAAATACGCGAGGAAGAAGACATGCTGCTATGAAAAAAGTCATCACACCAATGCAAATCACTGCGGCAGATTCCAACAGTCGCACAATCACAGGCCGCATTGTCACGTTTGAAGAAACAGGCAATGCTTCAATCGGCAAGGTTCAATTCGCTGCTGGTTCGATCGAACCAACCGCCGTTTTGCTTAACCTAGAACATGACCGTACACGTCGAATTGGCAAAACACTTTCAATTGAATCAACCGACAAAGGCATTGACGCAACTTTCAAAATTGCCGAAACAACTGCGGGAAATGACGCATTGGTTGAAGCCCAGGAAGGTTTGCGCGACGGTTTCAGCGTTGAAGTTTCATTTGACGAATACGAAACCCTAAAGGACGGCACCGTTCGCATTCTTGCAGGTGAACTTACAGGGGTCGCCTTGACGTCAGAACCCGCCATTCGTTCAGCCCGCGTGGAATCAGTCGCCGCAACAGAAGACGAAATTTCAGATTCGACAACCGAAACTGAAGCACCAAACCCAACAGAAGGAGAAGACGAAGTGGAAGACACCGTTAACCACGCTGCAACCGCCGAAACGGTTGAAGCCGCTCAGTCAGTCACCGCAACTGCAAATGCAGTCGGTGGTTTCAAAGCAACACCACGCATTGAACTAACTGCTGCTAAGTACCTTGAAAACAAGGTTCTTGCTGCAACAGGTGATGAGAATGCACGTCAGTACGTTCTTGCAGCTGACAACACAACTGACAATGCTGGCCTAGTACCAACACGCCAACTTTCAGAAGTTATCAACGGACTATCAACAACAATCCGTCCGAGCATTGAAGCAATCTCACGCGGCACATTGCCTGACGCGGGAATGACTTTCGAAATTCCAAAAATCACAGTTGCACCAACAGTTGCAGTTGTAGCCGAAGACGCAATTTTCAATGAAACAGACCAAAATTCTGCGTTCTTGAGCGTTGACGTTAAGAAATTTGCGGGGCAGCAAAAATTCTCCGTTGAATTGCTCACCAGAACTTCGCCACTCTTTTATGATGAATTACTTCGTAATATGGTCGCGGCAATGGCTAAGGCACAAGACAAGTACGCCAACGACCAACTAGTTGCAGGCGCAACTGCTGATTCAACTTCAATTGCAACATACCCAACTGCAGCCGAATTGCTAGGTGTTATCGCACGCGGTTCAGCAAGTGTTTATGCTGCAACTGCAGGCCTTGCAAATCCATTCGCACGCAACATTTTGGTCAACACTTCACAGTGGTCAAACCTCATGTCACTAAATGATTCAGGTCGCCCAATCTACAACGAAGTAACAAACCCAATGAATCAACCAGGATCAGCAACACCTGGTTCATTGCGTGGACGCGTTGCCGGACTTGATCTTTACGTTACTGCAAACACTGCAGCAACAACAGACATTGATGATTCAATCATGATCATCAACCCAGACGCATACACATGGTACGAAGGAACTTCATACCAATTGCGTGCTGAATCAACTGCTGATGGTTCAATCACAGTCGGCGTCTATTCGTTTGGTGCGGTGGCGACAAAGATTGGCGCTGGCGCGTTCGGCGTAAACAAGACCTGATAAATAACCCCCACTAATCATGCGGCGGGTTCTCCCGATCTCGCCGCAGCCGATCGAAAGGAACGCTCATGCCTAGTATTGTCACCGCAAGTCAACTGCGAACAGTGCTGGGCGTGAGCGTTTCCTTATACAGTGACAGTTATCTTGAAGAGATAATTAACACGTCGGAAGCCGTAATTTTGCCAATGCTGGTGGCAAATACTTCAGCGATCAATTCATACAAACTTGAATCCAACGTGGCTTACTTCTACACCCAGCGCAGTCACCATTTTGTTGCTGGTCAATCGGTCATTGTTGCTGGTTTGCCAGCGCCATTTACGGCAACCCACACAGTCGTGACCGCAACTGAGTATTCATTCACCGCTGCATTGACTTCATCAAATGTCACCTTGCGCGAAATCATTCCAATGGGTACGGCCACACTTTCAGGCTATTCCGCCGCCGATATTTATGCAAACAGTGCGCCTATCGAATCTGCAATTCTTGCGGTCAGTGTTGAAGTCTTTCAGTCACGCGTTGCAGCTGGTGGCCAGATCGAAGGCGTCGATTTTACTGCCACGCCATATCGCATGGGTCGCAGTTTGACCAACCGCGTTAGCACTTTACTTATGCCTTACCTGGATGTTGAAACGGTCGTGCAGTAAATGCCAGCCAATTCAGTCGCCGAAACTCGCGCAGCACTAGCCAATTCTTTCAGCGCACTAGCGGCCAACATTTATTCAAGCGTACCTGAGGCACCAATTCCACCTGCGATCGTGGTTGTGCCCGATTCGCCTTACATGGAAATTGTTCTCATTGGCAAGGCAAAAACACAGGTCAAAATCAACTTTGCAATTTCAGCCATTGTTGCTTCGAATAGCAACGCAGGTTCACTTGATAACCTGGAAAAACTCATCATGGGAATTCTTGCGGCAATGCCCGCAGGATACGTTGTTGGACAAATCGAAAAGCCGACGGTCTTAGAAGTAGGGCAGTCACCAATGCTGGTCGCAGACATCAACGTTTCAACTTACTACACACAGACAACCTAGGGGACAAAATGCCAACGACAATCATAACTGGTCGCGATTTAGTCGTGACCATTGCAACCGTTAACTACGACGCTCAGGCGACCAGCGCAACACTTGCGAACAGTCCAACCGTCGAAACGTATCAAACACTTGACGGCAAGGCTTACAAGCACATTGACGACCAGTGGACATTTGACGTTTCAATGCTGGCTGACTGGGGCGCTTCAGGTTCATTGTGCGAGGCACTATGGACTGCGTGCGAAACTGCACCAAACACAACATTGGCCGTTTCGCTCACTGCCGTCACAGGCGCCGTTTTCGCGTTCAACGTTATGCCGGTGTTTCCAGCCGTAGGCGGGGCAGCACCAGACGCACAGACCGTTGATCTATCATTTGTAGTTGTAGGAACACCTACAGAAACATTCAGTTAATAACTAACAATCGGGAGAAAAAATGAAACTACCAATCACAATCGAATATAACGACGGTACGCAGGCGACCTATACGGCTGCGCCACCTGAGTGGGTGAAATGGGAAAAGCACACAGGTCACACGATCAGCCAGGCACAAGAAAAAATTGGGATTTCCGATTTAGTCTTCCTGGCTTATCAGGCCATGAAGCGCGAAGCCGCTGGGAAACCAGTCAAGCCAATCGAAGCATGGACTGAAACGATCGCCGAAGTGATAGTCGGTGAAACAAACCCAAAAGCCACCCAGTCGGAAGCCTAAATCGAATAATTTGGGAATTGGCCATAGCGACCAATTTGCCCAGAGAACAATTCGAATCCGCTGAGGACATTTTGACGGTGCTTGAAATTCTGGAAGGACGGGCAAATGGCACGTGAAGCAATCAGTTACGACAAAAATGAGTTGCGTGCCATTGTCCGTTCTTTCAAAGCAATGGACGAGGAAGCAACCAACCAGGCAAAGCAAGCGACCAGCGAATTGGCGACGTGGGTGCAGGGCAAGATCAAAGCTGCTGCGTCAAGCCGCACGCGTAACCTTCAGGATAATCGAGTGGCCGAAGGTTCAAAGGTTTCAAAGTCGTCAAAGATTGGTGAAATTTCATTTGGCTACGCTGGACAAAAATTAAGTGGTGGAGCAACAACCCAACAAATTTGGGGCGGTGCCGAATTCGGTTCTAATAAATACAAGCAATTCCCAGTCTGGTCAGGTCGTGAAGGTCGCGGTTCTCGCGGTTGGTTTATCTATCCAACCCTTCGAAGCGTTCAACCAGATATCGTCAAGAAATGGGAAGAATCATTCTCTAAGATCGTTAAGGAGTATAACTAATGGCTGGTAGTCGTACCCTTAAACTTTCCATTCTTGGTGACGTTGACAATCTCAACAAGTCGCTTAAATCAGCCAGCAAAGACGTGGATTCTTTTGGCGATAAAATGGGCAAGGTTGGAAAAATGGTTGGCGCGGCATTTGTGGCCGCTGCCGCTGCCGCTGGCGCTTACGCCATCAAGATTGGCGTTGAAGGCGTCAAGGCGGCGATCGAGGACGAGAAGGCACAGACACAATTGGCGCTGGCGTTGGAAAACGCTACGGGCGCAACGAAGCAACAAATTGCCGCCACTGAACAATCAATCCTTCAAATGTCATTGGCGTCAGGCGTTGCTGATGATTCATTGCGTCCAGCGTTGGGGCGTTTGGTTCGATCAACTGGGGACATCACCAAAGCCCAGGATTTACTCAGCACCGCACTTGACATTTCAACTGCCACTGGGAAGCCACTTGAAGCCGTTGCAAATGCGCTGGGCAAAGCCTATGACGGCAACACGACATCATTGGGCAAATTGGGAATTGGCCTTTCAGCTGCTGAATTGAAAACAATGAACTTTACCCAGGTGCAAAGCAAACTCACTGATTTATTTGGTGGCGCGGCAGCCCGTAACGCTGACACTTATGCTGGACGAATTGCCAGAATGCAGATTGCGTTTGACGAAGCCAAAGAAACAATTGGTTTTGCGTTGTTACCTATTTTAGAAAAGGTCATCAATTTCATCAATCAAAATGCCTTGCCAGTCATCAATGCGTTTTCAGGTGCCTTCAGCCTTAACGGTAACGGCCTGGGTGGAATCATCACCAATCTTGGCAACACAATCGTGAACGTTTTCACGCCAATTATTAACGGATTGATAAAAGCATTCAATTACGTCAAAGACGCACTTACTGACAATTTGGAAGTTTTCAAAACTTTCGGCAGTTACGTCGCAACTTATTTAGCCCCGGTCATTGGCACCGTTCTAGGTGGAGCGTTGCAGGTTGCTGGCAAGATCGCAGGTGGCGTCATTGACGTCATTGCTGGCGTGGTTAAGATTTTGAATGGGTTGATCGCAGGTGCGGTTGCTGGTATCAATGCGTTGATCGGCGCTTACAACGCAATCCCATTTTTGCCAAACGTGTCAAAGATTTCAACGCCAAATGTCAGTGTGCCTTCAATCAAGACCCCAACAGTCACAACGTCAACACCTTCAGTTCCTTCAATTTCAGCGCCGTCTAGTGGTGGCGCAGTTTCCAGTGGTGGTGGTGGCGGTGGTGTGGCAACGGCTGCAAAAACTGCCGCATTTGCAAGCGCAGGTCTGGCAGCCATTCCTTCTAATTTCAACGTCGCTAGATTCCGCGCTGGCGAGGAAGCCGATCGAGGTACGACAATTAACGTCAACGTTTCAGGCGCGCTTGACAAGGAAGGCACTGCCCGAACAATCGTTGAAACCTTAAACAATTCCTACTATCGCGGCACAGGTGGCGCTTCCAACCTGCAAATCGCATGACCCAGTGGAATCCAATTTGGAAAGTCACAATTGACGGCATTGACTACACAGACGCAATTCTCGCCAATTTGACCATTCGAAGCGGTCGAACCAACATTTATGAGCAGGCACAGGCTGGCTACGTCAACATTCAATTGATCGACCTTGACCAGTCTGCAATCCCAGTCAACGTCAATTCCACGATTTCAATTCAAGTCAAAGACACAACCGCGACTTATGTTCCCATTTTTGGCGGCACCGTCGTTGACATTGAACTAACAGTCCGCGACGTCGGTTCAACCATGTTTACCCAGACCTATTCGATAACGGCACTGGGCGCCCTGGCACGTTTGCCAAAAGCATTGACCAATGGCGTTCTTTCAAAAGATTTCGACGGCAACCAGATTTTGACAATCTTGACTGATTTGCTGGTCAATAACTGGTCAGAGGTTGCACCGTCGATCACCTGGGCAGAATACAACCCAACGACGACATGGGCTAACGCTGAAAATGCTGGACTGGGTGAAATTGACACCCCTGGGGACTATGAACTAGCGGCGCGATCTAGTGACCGAACCGACGCTTATTCACTGGTTTCACGCCTTGCCACTTCAGGGCTTGGTTATATCTACGAAGACGCCAACGGTGCAATTTCCTACGCTGACGCAACCCACCGCAGTCAGTACCTTTCGGCAAATGGCTACGTTCAATTGACTGCTAATCAGGCACGCGCAGCAGGCTTACGGACTGAAACCCGCGCGGGCGACGTGCGAAACAATGTAACGATTCAATATGGGGCAACCAGTAGCAGCGAAAAAAGCGCCAGCGACGAACTTTCAATTTCGACTTACGGCAGCCTTTCGCAGATCATTACCACAACCTTGCACAATGCAGCTGACGCCACTGCACAGGCCAATTTTTACCTAACCCTTCGCGCAACCCCACAACCCATTTTTAGCGAAATCACCTTCGACCTTACAAACCCGGAATTGGACAACGCAGACCGCGACGCCCTTATTGAAATTTTCATGGGAATGCCAGTTGCGATCAACGACCTACCAGGCAACATGGGTTCAATCTTTCAGGGATTTGTTGAAGGCTGGTCGTTTCAGGCGTCCTACAATCAACTTTCAATTTCGCTTATCATTTCGCCCGTTGCTTATTCTTTACAGGCGTTGCAATGGAACGAAGTACCACCAGCAAGAATTTGGTCGGGCGTGTCGCCAACGCTGGACTGGGCGCGTGCAACAATTGTCACCTAAGAAGGAGAACACATGACGAACCCGACAACCCCCTTTTCGTGGCAAATGCCACAATCGACCGATTTGGTCACGGATTTACCAGCCGATTTTGAAACATTTGGTCAAGCGGTTGCCACTTCAATGGCTGATTTGCTTGGTGGCACAACAGGTCAAATTCTTTCAAAGGCGTCGAACACCGACATGGACTTCACATGGGTGACAACTGACGACGCAAATGCAATTCAGAATTCAATCGTGGATGCAAAAGGCGATATAGTCGCAGCTAGTGCAAACGACACACCTGCACGCCTAGCGGTCGGATCAAACGGCGAAACTCTCGTAGCAGATAGTTCCACTTCAACAGGCTTGCGCTATCAAGGCGATTATGCAGCAGGTAAGAATAAGATTATCAACGGAACAATGCAAATAGACCAAAGAGCAACAACAACCACAATAAACGCAGCGGCTGCTACTTATACTTTAGACAGGTGGGTCGCTTTTGGACAAGCAGCAGATGGCGTTTTTACAGTAGCGCAAGATTCTTCTGCACCTGCGGGTTTTAGTAAATCACTAAAAATTGCAGTAACTACGGCTGATGCTTCCATAGCCTCAACACAAACTTACACAATTTCGCAACGCATTGAGGGTCAAAACATTGTCGATTTTTCTTTCGGTAACGCTAGTGCTAAAACTGTTACCCTATCCTTTTGGGTTCGTTCTAGTTTAACGGGCACGTTTGGCGGAAGTCTGCGCAATTCAGCAAACGACCGTTCTTATGTTTTTTCTTACGCTATTTCTGTGGCAGATACCTGGGAGAAGAAAACTATAACAATTGCTGGCGACACAACTGGAACTTGGCTTACTGATAATTCAACAGGAATGCAACTCAGTTTTGGGCTTGGTCAAGGTACAGACAGAGCAGAAACCGCTGGGGCTTGGTACGCTTCTAACCGCGCTGGTGCTACGGGTCAAGTGCAAGTTATTGGAACACTTAGTGCAACTTGGTATGTGACTGGTGTTCAGTTGGAAATTGGAAATGTTGCAACGGCTTTTCAAACTGCAACAGGAACAATCCAAGGAGAACTTGCCGCTTGCCAGAGGTATTACTATCGATTAACATTTCACGCAGCTACGCAAAGAGTTGGCGTTGGCTTAAATGACACTACAACAACCGCAACCTTAACTATTCCGTATCCAGTAACTATGCGGACAAACCCTTCAGCCCTTGAACAATCTGGAACTGCTGGAGATTATTCTGTTTTTAATGCTACAGGCAGCATAACAGTATGTAGCGCTGTTCCAAGTTTTCAATCTGCAACACCAGCGCAATCAATGACAGTTTTGACAGTAGCGGCAGGGTTAACTATTGGTGCAGGCGCATTTGGAAGAAATGTTAATACTTCCGCTTATTTTGGATGGAGTGCTGAACTATGAGATACGAATTCTTACACGAAACGGACGAAGGCGTAAAGATTTATGCTCGCATAGATGAAGACGGCTTATGCCGTTTCACTTGCACCGAGGATAATCCTGACTATCAGGCTTGGCTAAATCCAGCGGAACAATCCACACCAATGGTTGCGGATAAATGACTTATCCTGACGGCACAAACGCCAGGTTGATCGAAGTCGCAGCAGCTGAAATTGGCACGATCGAAGAAGGCGACAACCTGACCAAGTACGGCAAATTTACAAAGGCTGACGGGTTGCCCTGGTGCGGTTCTTTCGTCAATTGGTGCGCAGCCCAGGCAGGCGTCAAAATTCATTCAGTCGTCAGCACTGCCGTCGGCGCGCATAAATTCAAAGAAATCAACCGCTGGTCAAACATTCCGCAATTGGGTTATTTGGCTTTCATGGATTTTCCACATGACGGCGTTGATCGCATTTCACACATTGGAATTGTTGTTGGTTTGATCGACAACAAAACATGTTTGACGATCGAAGGCAACACCAGCGGTTCGGGAGATCAGCGCAACGGTGGAATGGTCATGGTCAAAGTCCGGGGATTTGGTGAAGGCAAAGAAATTGTTGGTTTTGGTATTCCTAAATTCACACCTTATAAGGGAGAATTTCCTAGTGTTGAAATGCCAAAAATGGCAGATAAACCAAAAAAGGAGAAAAAATGGAACAAGCCAAAGCCCTAGCAGCTTCGTGGGGTCGATCATTTTTAGCAGCTGCGCTCGCCTTATACATGGCAGGTGTGACAGACCCAAAAACCCTGGCAATGGCAGGGGTTGCAGCGGTTGCGCCAGTAATCTTGCGCTGGCTTAATCCAAACGACAAAGCCTTCGGTTCAACGGGGAAGTGAACCGCAGATTCGCAGCGGCAGGGTTGGTCTGGGCACTTGCACTAACCCTGACCGCTTGCGGATACCAAGGTTGGACACGTTATGAATGCCAAGAATTCGAAAACTGGGAGAACCCAGAATGCCAGAAGCCGCAATGCGTCCCTACTGGAACTTGCACTGACGACATCATTGGAGAAAAACTTACAAAAACCTCAACGACGCCGCACCCCTGAGGACGTTCACGCCCAACTGATTTTGATTATTGGTTCAACCCTTGCGGCAGTCTTCCTGGTCGTAACGGTTGGCATAACTTATGCGCTCATTTTCGTAACCCAGCCAATCGGCGCTCAGGCACCCAACGACGCAGCATTTATTGATCTATTGAAAACCCTGGCCATTTTCTTGACTGGTTCACTGGGTGGCGTATTGGCGGGCAATGGGCTGAAATCCAAGGCAAGACCCGCAGACACGCCGACAAACACGCAAGGTTCTTGACCGAGCGTCGATCATGCGTCACCCTGATCTCAGGTGGTAGCAGTTATCACCTAGAATCGGGAGAATTCAAAATGACAATCGAACAAATCATTGGTTTTGCCTTAATTGGGCAACTAACCATTAGCACCATTATTTATTCAATGGGCTATCGTGACGGTAAATCAGTTGGTTACCATCAAGGTCGATCAACTGGCATGGCCATTGGAAGACAACAGGAGCGTCAACGCTAATGGGATTCCTAGACAACTACGAAGCAAGCCGCGAAAGATTAGAACGATGGATTAAGACCTACCCAACAGGTCGCATTGAAACACGAATCGTCGAATTCAGTGCTGAAAAAGGTTACGTTTTGGTCGAAGCGAAAGCGTTTAGAAATCATGATGACGTTTTAGCAGCTGGTGTGGATTATGCCTACGGGTACCAGGCTGCCTATCAGCCCAACATGCGCCGCTGGTTTGTCGAAGATTCGGTGACGTCAGCGATCATGCGGGTGCAACAACTGGTCATGGGTGGCGCCGAACGCACGACCAAAGAAGTCATGGAGCAGGTCGAACGGGCGGCAGCGGTTAAGCCACAACCCGAAGCCCAACCAGATTACTGGTCAACCAAATTCGAAGACGAAAAGCCAGTTGCAACACCCCTGGCGTCAAGTCTGGGTGAAATTGCAAAACAACTGGGCGGTGAATTGGTCGCCGAAGCGCCAATGTGCGCACATGGTCACATGATTTGGAAACAGTCGCATGACGGGGCGCCTAAGAGTTGGGGCGGTTATTTCTGCACCCAGCGCAGCAAGGCAACCCAATGCCCACCACGTTGGTACGTTCTTGCAAGTGACGGAAAATGGAAGCCACAACTATGAGTGACTACATTGAACTTATTAATCCAAAAACCAGGACTTGCAAGGTCATTCAAGATGGCGAAATAATCACCGAATACAAACTGGAGCAGTGCGACAAATGTTCACAACTTGCCAGGCTTGATGACTTCGGTTATCAGCGCGGATATTCCGGGGAAGCCGTTTTATGGTTCTGCGGTGCATGTAGATGAGAATGACATTGAGCAAAGAAGAACAATTTATTTGCCATGAAGCCGCAATTCATTTGGCGCGCGGGAATCCAAATTACTGGGAAACCCGTGACACCAACTATTCGAAAGATAAATCGTTTCACGAACTCATTGCACAGGACGCCGAAAGTATCGGCAGCGAATGGGTTGTGGCCAAATACCTGGAACTTCAATTTGACCCATTTGAGCAAAAAGGTAAAGTGAAAGCCGACGTCGGACACAGGTTTGAAGTGAGGTGGACAAAGTACGACGGCGGGCAGCTGATCGTGCATGAGTACGATCGACCAAGCGACGTGGCAATTCTGGTCACTGGCAAATCACCCAAATACGTCATTGCGGGCTGGATACCCATTGCAATGGCACAGAAAGACCGCTATAGATCATCAACCCAGCCAAATTGGTGGGTAACACAGATCAACCTTCAGCCGATCGAAAACCTGAGGAAAACTACTTATGGACAAAACTGAGTTTGAATGCCGAAAATGCAAGAAGATAACGGTTCAATTGATTCACAAAGTCACGGACAACCTTCCGCCTGGTGTCGAAGTGATTCAATGCACCAAATGCGAAGTCATGGGGGTTGCACTGATAGGGGATTCCAATGCCGATCTATGAGTTTGAATGTTCAATGTGCAAAATCCGTCTTGAGGTGGATCGATCATACGACGAGGAACGATCAGCCCAATGTTGTGGACAACCCATGACGCGGTTGTTCTCAGCGCCAGGGGTGTCGTTTAAGGGTACTGGTTGGGGTCATCAATGAGTTATCCACAGGCCAGACCCACAATGTGCAAAACCAATTATAACGAAACGTTATCAAATCGTTATAAAACCGTTATAAACGGGTTGGCATTGCGTGAGCGTAAAGGACTTGCATGGGGGGTGTACGCTGGAGCGATACAACCAACCCAGGGCTTATCTACCTTTCAACAGAATGAAGTTCTTTCATCATTCAAGGATAAAGATAAAAAGATAAAAAAATGGCTGGTCTTGATCGTTTCAGCCTTAATCGCAGTGCAAGGCGCTAATTCTGCCTCAGCTGCTAACTACTCAAAAGATCATTTGAAGTTATACGCACATTCCAGGATTCTCATTTATGATGAATTTATATGCTTCAATCGCATAATCACTAAGGAATCACAATGGTCATACACTGCCCGCAATGGGTCACACTATGGTCTAGGCCAAATGAGATCGAAGCACTATCGTGACCTTGACGCTTATCGACAGATTGACGCAACGCTTCGCTATATTGCCAAGCGTTACAAGACCCCATGTAAAGCCTGGAAGTTTCATCAGGAAAGGAATTGGTACTGATGAGTAGTGCATTGAAGAACAATGGTTCAACGACCAAATGGAAACAGATAGCCAAACGCATTCGTGAAAGAGATGGTTACATTTGCCAGGCTTGTGGAATGGAAGGCAATTCGGTTGACCACATCATCCCAAGAAGCGCAGGTGGCACTGATGATGACTGGAATTTGCAATGTCTATGCACTAAATGCAATTCTGCTAAGGGGGGTAGGTTTTTTAGCAGCACAAGGCCAC